AAATACATAGAAACTTCTATGTTTGGTGAGGAGTACAGGCGCGATGGTACATTGGTTGGTGCTAATCGTCCTCACATTACAGGAAGGGGTCGTGAGTTTTTCGCTGAGGTGTTCATGCGGAACGGTCTAATTTCTAAAGTCAAATAGTGGAGTTACTCTTATGTATACAATCAATAAAAGCGAAGCGCCTCAACCTCTAAACTTCAGAAATCGCGGCAGTTACTGGCGAGACTTGTTTGAGCAGATGAGTAGAAATGATTGGGTGCGTATACCAAAAGAGCACCGAGCGAAAGCGGGAGCAGCTTGTAGTGCATACCTAAAGGGTCGTTATTCCTTGTATCGTATAGATGATGCGACAGATGATTACTGCCTGTTAAAGCTACGTTAACCACTGATGGGGTCAGAGATGGCCCCTATTTTTTTAACTGGAGTTAAATTATGAGATGCGAAAACAAAGTATCACAAACCTATTATCGTGATGGCGAGTTTATACCGCGCACTATTGAGATGCGGTGTGGTTCTACTTCTATTCATGGTACTGCGCTTGTGTGTGGTGACTGCGAAGACAAGCACCACGATGGTTGGCCTGATCGTTGCAGACACGGTGTCATGTATACTGAATATGACATGGACTGCTGGCGTTGTGAGTTGGGGGAGGACTAATCATGAATAAACCTAGTGTATCCAAGATGAGTGGTAAGTTAGAGGGTATTCCCGCTATCAATACCAACACAGCCACTAATGCGTATTGTGTAAAGCAGTACAATAGTGGTAAAGATGATGACATATGCACTGAATGCTACAGTGTGCGTATGTTGAGCACCTATCGTAAGAATTGTCAACCCTCATTTCAGCGTAATAGTGACATACTTAGCAGTGATAGGGAGGTTGACATTCCAAAAATCAACGCCGCCTTTGCTCGTTTTCATGGTCACGGTGAGTTGATTAACGATACTCACTTCCTTAATTTTTGTGACATAGCGGCAAGCAACAGTCACTGCACGTTTGCACTGTGGACTAAGCGAGTTGACATTGTACGTCCTAACAGGCATCATGTACCTGAGAATATGATTCTTGTTTTTAGTAATAAAAAGATTGATCGCGTGATGACTAAACCACCAAGGGGATTTCATCGTGTGTTCAACAACGTCACTAAGAAGTATCGTGGTGACGCAAACTGCACAGGGCAGAAGTGTATCGACTGTCAACTGTGTTACAAGTTCGACACCGACAAGGTGATCATCGAACACGTAAAGTAAACTTTTAACTGGAGTTAAATATCATGGGAACAGCTAGTATGTATGGTAATCAGGTGATGGATGTGGAGTTAGACTGCGAGTGGATGTCTATCTACGCAACCATTGAGTATCTTATGTATGGTGATGAGGAGGAGTTAGTTGAACTGGTATCAGTTAAAACACGCGGAGTTGATATCACTAGCTGGGTCAATTCTAGTTATATATTCGATCTTATTTCTGATGAGATAAGTAATGCAGACTACCACCACAGTGATCATGGAGATGACGTATGACTATTATACAATTTGATACAGCCTTACCTGAGTATGCAGCACCGGGAGAGCGTCCTGTGCTACAGTTGTTAGTTGACCTGTGCCTACGTGATGAGGGCAGAGTGTCAGTGTGGGACGGTGAGGAGTTCTCTGTGCAAGGGTGTAACAGCAAGGACAACATCCTGAAGAACTTAGCGCAGACTGACATGGATCAGCTTGAAGCGTTTGATAAGGATGGTAACTACCTTGGTTTCTTCTTGTTGATATACAACAACGGATCAGAGGGTGAGCCTATGGTTGTGATATCTGATTACAGCAGCAACGAGTGGTGCGACAGGGTGTACCACAGACTCAGTGAAGTGTTCGGAGGGTATGAGATATGAGTTACTACATCAAACCAGTTGATGAGTTGAAGCCGGGACGCCTTGCTGTGTACCGTGTGGTGAAGAGGTTACGTGACTTCAAACCAGAGAACGGTGTTGAATACATGGTGTTTCCTAGTAAGAAGGCAATGAAGACAGCGTTCTTTATTGACCTGTATTGTGGTAAGAATGGTAAGCTAGTCAAGCTTAAAAACAAATCGATGATGAGGTTTTAATGTGAGAGATGGTATGACTTACAAGGAGATAGGCAAAGTTCTTGGTATATCAGGTGAGAGAGTTCGCATGATAGAGGCACAGGCGTTGAGAAAACTACGTCGTTCAGGTAGGTTGAGGGACTTCCTTTGCCTACTTGAAGCTCCTATCAAGGAGAATTACGGTGAAAAAGTACCAAGAAAATAACGTGTATTATATAGCTTAGTGTGGTAAACTAAACTATATAGATAACTAAGTATTAATATTACTACTAATACTATTACTAATACATAGGAACTATATAGTATGAATAAAAAAGATATGATCGAAGAGCTAGTTGAGTTTGAATTTAATAGTGTTACTCTCGTTGAGGTGGTGCAGCTATACATCAAGCTTCAACGGGAGTTCCTTGATGCCTCGTTAACTGAAGATGAGGTGTTGTCTAAGTACAACGATTTGTTTGGAGATGCGGAGGTAGTACACTAATGTCATTTGTTAAACTTCACCAGCAATGTGATGACTGTGGATCTAGTGATGCACTGTCATATAATGAGGATGGATCTAGTTACTGCTTTGCCTGTGCTAAGTTCACCCCTTCAGAGTCCACAGGAGCGGCTGTGAGCGACATAAAGGAACGAGTAGTACCGGGACAAGGGTTCGATAGATCGTCCTTCACAGAGCCATACAGAGGCTATCAGGATAGGGGTCTAACTGCTACCACCATGTCTGCATACTCTGCACAGCAGAAGGCAGGTAACATTCTGTTTGGTTATCATACCCCACAGGGTGAATTAACTGCAGTTAAAACTAGATATCCAGACAAACAGTTCAAGATCAGTGGGGATTGGAAGAAGGCTGGGTTGTATGGTCAGCATCTATTCCCCAGTGGTGGTCAATACATAACCGTAGTGGAGGGAGAGTTCGATGCACTGGCAGGATATCAAATGTTTGGTGGTAAGTATCCTGTTGTTTCTATTCGTAATGGTGCCCAAGGTGCTGCTGCTGACTGCCGCAGGGCTTACGAGTTTCTGGATCAGTACGATCATATTATCTTTTGCTTTGACAACGACGATCATGGGCGCTCTGCTGCTTTAGAATGTGCTGACATCTTTGGTGGTAAAGCTAGGATCTATCATCATGGTGAGCACAAGGATGCGTGTGACTACCTGCTGAACGGTGACAAGGAGGAGTTCGTCAAGCGGTGGTGGGCGGCTAAGACCTACACACCTGATGGTATGGTGATGCTGGGTTCTCTACGTGATGCGCTGAAGAAACCTTTGGAGGAGGCAGAGGTACGCTATCCATACAAGGGCTTGGATGACATGACGTTTGGTGTACGTCCTACTGAGCTAGTCACTATCTGTGCTGGCTCTGGTCTGGGTAAGTCTACGTTCATGCGTGAGCTAGTGTTCTCCATACTGGCACAGACCAACGATAGGGTAGGACTAGCGTTCCTTGAGGAGACACCTGATCGTACTGCCCGTGGTCTGGTAGGGTTACAGATCAACAAACCTATCCACCTTCCGGGATGTGACTACTCACCATCTGAGGTAGACCAAGTGTTTGACAGCATGGATCTTGATGACCGTGTTGTGTTGTGGGATACGTTTGGTTCCAACAAGATAGAGAACGTACTAGCTCGCTTCCGTTACCAAGTAAAAGTTCTTGGTGTAAAATATATCGTTCTTGATCACATATCAATATTAGTATCAGACCAAGACAATGGCGATGAACGCAGAGCTATTGATGAGATAATGACAAAGTTAAGAATGTTTTGTCAGGAGATGCATGTATGTATGTTTGTTGTTTCACATCTAAAAAGACCAGATGGAAAAGGACATGAGGATGGAGCCTATACTAGTTTGGGGCAGTTGCGTGGCAGTGCAGCTATTGCTCAGTTGTCTGATATTGTGGTTGGATTAGAACGTAACGCACAGGCAGAGGATGCGATGGTACGTAACACCACCAACGTGCGTGTACTGAAGAACAGGTTCAGTGGTATGACAGGACCAGCCACATCACTGATGTACAACAAAGAAACAGGGAGACTCACCGAGGTATTTGAATGATGATTGACTATTTTTTATTTACATCATGCGGGAACGATAGTGTAGCTTTAATGCAGTGGGCCTACGATAGATACTTACCGAATGTTCTTGTCGTATACAACGATACAGGATGGCATCACCCGGATTGGGAACAAAGGATAGAAGAAGTAGATCAATTAGCAGGCGATATGGGATTTATGTTTGTGCGTACAAAAGGAATTGGTATGCAAGAACTTTGCGAAAAGAAACAAATAACTCCTGCTTTTCGAAGACAGTTCTGCACACAAGAATTAAAAATAAAACCTAGTCTTGAACTAATGGACGAACATGATCCAAACAAAGAGTCAACAGTGCTTATCGGTGTTAGAAGAGAGGAATCTGCAAGACGCTCTACATTTCCAGAACATACAGAGGAAAGCGTAGGACACGGTGGACGGTCGCTATGGGCGCCTTTAGTCCGGTATACGGAAGAGCAGCGAGATTCGTTATTAAAAGCTACAGAGATTGACATTCTTCCACACCGTAGTAGAGAATGTTTTCCTTGTATATACCAGCGCAAAGAAGGTATAGCGGAAATGTCAGAAGAAGATATAATTAAAGTTGAAAAAATTGAAAAAATAACTGGATCAGCTTGGTTTAATCCTAACTCAAAACAAGGTAATAACAACATAAGAGATGTTGTTAAGTGGGCTAGGACAAATAACTATAAAAAATCTAACCCAAATCAAATAGAACTGCTTGATGTAGGTTGCGATTCCGGTTATTGTGGAGACTAAAAATGAGATGCGTTGCTTGTGATAAGATAATGACAGACTACGAGCTAACCAAGAAGTTCAGTGGTAGCGGTGAGTTCGTTGACATGTGCAACGAGTGTAGTAGATTCTTAATCGATGATGACTTGATGACAATAGGTGACATGGTCTATGCTACACTCAGTGACCTAGAGGAGATAAAAGATGTCGAAGATGGGGCGTTGGATTATGACGCAGGAACAGAACAAGGAGATGAAGGATGGTGGTAGTCAACTATCAGAAAGACAGGAGCTTGATCTCTCCTACTACGAATACTGTGTTCTTAGACATAGAGGCAGACGGCCTGAACCCTACGAAAGTACATTGCGTGGTTACAAAGAGATCGAACGAAGCTCACTTGACCCACTTATCTAGAAGGAGTTTAGTAGATGAACTGGCGCGTGGTGGACAGGTATGTGGGCACAACCTTATTGGCTATGATCTTCCTGTTTTGCACAGGCTATGGGGTATACGTATTAATCACGACAGAGTTGTGGACACACTGGTACTTTCTCGTTTGTTTCATCCCGATCTGGATGGTGGTCACAGCCTCGCTGCTTGGGGAGGTAGGCTTGGGTTCGCTAAAGGTGATCATTCGGATTGGTCGCAGTTATCTGATGAGATGTTGGAGTATTGTAAGAGAGATGTGGATGTCACTCACAAACTACACGATGCACTGATGACACAGATGAGAATGTTTGGGTTTACTAAACACTGCGTTGATCTTGAGCACAGCGTTGCATTCATCTGTAAGGATCAGGAAGACAACGGCTTTGAGTTTGACAAGCAGGGTGCAGTAGAGCTATACGAAGAACTTACTACCCGTATGCACAGGATAGAGAAAGATTTACAACAAGTGTTCCCACCCATAGTAGAGGAGAGGTACAGTGATAAAACACAGAAGAGACTCAAAGACAAAGTTACGGTGTTCAATGTCGGTAGTAGACAACAAATTGCAGAGCGGCTTACTAGCAAGGGCGCTGTGTGGAAGGAACTCACTCCCGCAGGAAAACCAAAGGTCGATGAGGCTACGCTTAAAAAGCAGACTGACATTCCAGAAGCAAAGATTATTCTCCGTTACCTTCTCTGCCAGAAACGCGCCTCTCATGTTGACTCGTGGATTAAGGCAGTGGGCGAAGACAACAGAATACATGGCAGAGTCAGGCACATCGGCGCTGTCACCGGACGGATGGCACACTCCGGTCCAAACATGGCTCAGATACCTGCTGTAAGGGCTGAGTATGGTAAGCAGTGTCGTTCATTATTTACTGTACCTGATGGTCGTGTTCTTGTTGGTGCTGATGCCAGTGGTTTAGAGCTACGTATGTTGGCTCACTACATGGATGATCCTACCTACACCAACGAGATACTAACAGGTGACATACACACAGCTAATCAACACGCGGCTGGATTAGATAACAGAGATGACGCCAAGACATTTATCTATGCGTTCCTGTACGGTGCAGGTGACGCTAAGATTGGTAGCATTGTAGGTGGTAGTGCTGCTCATGGTAAGAGATTGAAAGCATCGTTCCTTAAGAACACACCAGCACTGGCTGACCTACGTACTGAGACTATGGCAGATGCAGAGACAGGGTTTCTTTCTGGTCTTGATGGTAGACGCATACGTGTACGCTCCGCACATGCCGCACTAAACACGTTACTACAGGGTGCTGGTGCCGTGGTGATGAAGCAAGCTATCGTTATCCTGTATGATTTGTTGGAGCGTGTTGACTTCAAGTTAGTTGCACAGGTACACGATGAATGGCAGATAGAATGTAAACCAGAAGACGCAGACTTTATCGGCAAGTCATGTGTAAACGCAATGGTATTCGCAGGTGAAGTCCTGCAACTGAACTGTCCGTTGAACGGAGAGTATAGAGTTGGTACTAGTTGGTGTGATACGCACTAGTAAAATTCTATTTTATGTGGTATAATATTAAGGTAAGTTTAATTAATGGAGATGTGTTATATGTCTAATGAAGCACCCAACGTAATGGTAAAGTGTGACTTGTTCTGGCCTAACCTGACTCACAAGAATGAGTTAGCAGGTAAGTACACAGTTGATCTTGCCAACCTTTCTGATGCTGCTATAACTGCGTTAGAGGATATGGGTATTAACATCAACAACAAGGGAGATGAGCGTGGATCGTACATCACCTGTAAATCTAACAACAAGTACCGAGCGTTCAACACTGATGGAACAGAGTTCTTACTCAAAGGACGAACACCACGAGATGAGATGGATGACCCAGAGTCAGGGGTTGTGGTGGGTAATGGTTCCACAGCTAAGTGTCTCATCGGATACTACGATTGGGAGTACCTCAAGAAGAAAGGTCGTAGTGCCACACTCAAGCGTCTTGTGATTGATGAGGTTGTTGAGTACGCACCAGAGCTAGAAGAGATGGAAGCTCTGTGATATTGATTGATGGTGACATGCTGGTGTACCGTGTTGGCTTTGCTTGTGATGATGAGCCAGCGCGGGTAGCAACAGAGACTCTAGATAACTATCTATCTCAGATAGTATTAGATCTGTCTGACCACTACGCATCCAGCATTGTTTACCTAACTGGTAAGGGCAACTTCAGGGACGAGGTTGCTGTTACCCAACCCTACAAAGCTGGTCGTTCTGAAAAGCGTAAACCTGTACATAAGAAACTGCTCCGAGACTTCATGGTATCTGAGTGGAATGCAGAGGTTGTTAACGGTATGGAAGCTGACGATGCTATAGCTATCAAGGCTACTGAGCTAGACCACAAAGCTATCATCTGTTCGTTAGACAAAGACTTCAGGCAGGTTCCTTGTCCTATGTATGATTACACCAAGAAGGTTTTAACTGCAGTTAAAAAAGATGACGCTATGCGGTGGCTGTACAAGCAGGCGTTGATGGGTGATCGTGTTGATAACATCCCCGGTATCTATGGGGTTGGACCTAAGAAAGCTGACAAGATCATTGACCCGTGTACAACAGAGTGGGAATGTTACAGTACCTGTCTTGCTCACTACTGGGACAATGAGTTAGATGAAGACCGACTACTAGAAAGTCTTAACCTTCTGTACTTGTTACGCTCACATGATGATAAGTACGAGAAACCAAGTGAAGTTTGATTCTAAGTTTGAGAAAGAAGCTTATGCACTGATGCGAAGCTGCGAGTACCATCCTTCACAGACACTAGAGTACGTACTACCTAAAACATATGAGCCTGACTTTGTTTACAAGACAAAGAGTAAGACCATATGGATAGAAGCTAAGGGTAGGTTCCGTACATCAGATGAGGCACGTAAGTATGTCTACATTGCAAAGACGCTTGGCCCAGCAGAGGAGTTGGTATTTCTCTTCCAAAAACCAAAGACACCAATGCCGGGATCACGTAGAAGAAAGAACGGTACACGCTACACAATGGAAGAGTGGGCGAACAAGCAAGGGTTCAGATGGTACACCCTTGAAACAATACCAAGAGGGTGGAGACAATGACTAGACACCTAGTAATACCTGACACACAGATCAAACCTGACTGTCCTATTGACCACATGTACTGGGCAGGTCGTTATGCCTGTGCCCTTAAAGCAGATACAATAGTACACCTTGGTGATCATTGGGACATGCCATCGTTGTCATCGTATGACGTAGGTAAGAAGTCGTTTGAAGGTAGACGTTACTCCGCTGATGTTGAAGCTGGTAACGAAGCCATGCAAGTCTTCATGGATTGTATCAGAGCAGAGCAACAACGCTTACGTAAACGTAAAAAGAAGATATGGAAACCAAGACTTATCTTTACTCTTGGTAATCATGAGTACAGGATAGAACGTGCAGTAGAGAACGATGCCAAGCTAGAAGGGTTAATGAGTTATGAAGATCTTAATCTCAGAGGTTGGGAGGTTCTTCCGTACCTTCAGCCGGTTATTGTGGACGGTATTGCTTATTGTCACTTTTTTACTAGCGGTGTCATGGGCAGGCCAGTCACAAATGCAAAGCTACTGCTCCAGAAAAAACATATGTCATGTGTTATGGGACACGTACAAGACAGAGATATCGCGTTCGACAGAAACGCAGCAGGAAACAGAATGACCTCTTTGTTTGCTGGTATATACTATCAACATGATGAGGAGTATCTTAACCCACAGACTAACGGATCATGGTCTGGTTTGTGGGTGTTCAATGAAGTAGACAACGGTACGTTTGATGAGATGCCTGTGTCTATGACATACCTACGGGGGAAGTACGGTGCTAACTCTTGATGAAATACTAGAACGAGTTGCTTCTAGGTATGATGAAGTTACTATAATGGAAGCACTAGAAATCACATCTGAAGATTTAGTTGAAAGGTTTTCTGATAAAGTAAACACTAACAGTTGGAAGTTTGACTTGGAGGAAGAGTGTGAGCATTAACGAGGCGACACCAGAGGAATGGGACAAAGCAAGTAAGACAGTGTATGGTAAACTGTATCATCCTAATGATCATGCAATTGAAAAACAGGTGGGAGGTAATCACTATAGCCGCTACGCCATACAACCTGTAGATTTTATTATTGCTAACAAAATGGATTGGTGTGAAGCGAACGCAATTAAATACATTACCAGATGGAAAGACAAGAACGGAGTAGAGGATATCAAGAAAGCTATCCACTACTTAGAAATATTGCTGGAGCGTATAGAGAATGAAGATAGTTGAAGGTAGGTTTGGGAGTAAAGACGACGAAGATGCTATCAAAACATCTGAGTTTCTTGCGTTGTTATCAGCACGAAGCTTAGGGTACGAGGAAGAAGGAAGACCAATCAAATGTGTTGTTGTGATGTATGAAGACGGTGAAGTATTTGAAGTCACTGCTACTGAGCAATACCCTGATGGTGTATACTTACTTCTAGGGTTGGCTAAAGCCGCAATAGAAAACGAAACTTTAGGAATAACTTAATGGATGCATATCAACAGTACATACACAAGTCACGCTACGCACGATACAATGCAGAAGAACAACGCCGAGAGACATGGGAAGAAACAGTTAATCGTTATGTTAACTATTGGGTAGACAAAGCAGACCTTAATGACTTTGAAGTATCTGAGATCTTCAAGGCTATACATGATCTAGACGTAATGCCTAGCATGAGAGCACTGATGACAGCGGGTGAAGCACTAGACCGTGACAACGTAGCAGGTTTTAACTGTAGCTACCTACCTATTGACCACCCTAAAGCATTCGATGAGATGATGTACATTCTCATGTGCGGCACAGGTGTAGGCTTTAGTGTTGAGAGACAGTACATAGCCAAGCTGCCTGAAGTTGCGGAGAAGTTTCATGAAACAGACACAGTTATTAATGTTGCGGATTCAAAGATCGGATGGGCGAAATCGTTTAGGGAACTGGTATCACTGTTGTATTCAGGTCAAATTCCCCAATGGGACGTTAGCCGAGTACGACGCGCAGGT